AGGGATGGAGGAGAGGGAGGGGAAACTGTCGCTATGTATAGCGTGAAGAAATCTTGTTGGTTCATTTCTTAGGAGTTGCGTATCCGAACACGCCCGCTAGAACCGCCCAGAGAATGGCACGATAATCAACGTCAAAGTTAGAAGCTGCCCAAGCTGATAAGAATGCTCCGGCAGTTAAGAAAATTGGGTTCTTGATATTCATTATTCTCCTAGTATGGGTAGTTTGAACTTGCGTTTGTCTTGATCTCCCAGTGCTGTGAAGCTGATATGGATATGACTTGTGTGCGGGTTGATGCCTTTGTATTTACGCCATTTCCAAAATAAAACAGGGCTCGCTATCTTGTGATTAAAAATTATGTAAGCCAGTCTTTTGTCGGTTTTGCCCAAGAGTCTAAGTTGATCTGCCAAATAGTGTGCGTTATTGGCTGGCCCACCCAGATCGATATCAATATCGATGGCACGAACAACCCCCGATGGTAGAGAAGGGTTATGATCCGACTTAGTTGCTGAATGGCGAGAATCTCCGATCCATCCATCCGAACGCTTATCTCTATCTGCGAAGGTAGAATTTATTTGTCGTCTCAAAGTCTCGGCAGATTTACTTAACCAAGGTTTCATTCTTAGGCAGGTTTGCCTACGTGCAAGCCATCAGGAATTGGTAATTCGCAATCCCACTTGGCAAGATATTCGCCAACTCCATCACTATCATCTTGAATAACAATTTGAGTTTGGAAAATACGGGGATCGTGAACTAGCTCTGGATAAGTTGCGATAACGATTTCGTATATTGTCATATTAGCTCCTTAGGTAAGTTCCGAATGCAGTGTTGCTATCTGATCCGCTATATAGAACGATGCCAGTTCCAGTCAAATAAACATACCATTCAATATAATCGCTTGAACCATTGCATTCAACATTTACTGTTCCTGCGCCCATTGGGAAATACTTATACAGAGAACCATTTTTGTAGATTGCAAAAGTAACTGCGGATGCGTTTGTATTCATAGCAAAACCCACTAGATACTTTCCGGCTACTGTTGGAGTAAAACGGTAATTGGTAGTTGAATCAAAGTTATTGTTGGTGTCATATTCTTCGACATTCAATTGAACCTTAGTCCAAGTAGCCGCGGTAATTCCTTGATTGCTTGTTCCTCGATAAGCTTGAAATGCAGGGCCTGAACTAGCTACGCTGCCCCATGAAAGTGTTGTTCCGTTAGTTGTTAAAAATTGCCCATTACTTCCGGAACCTAATCTAGCAAAAGTTCCTGATCCAGTTCCTTGAATCAAATCGCCTGAAGTGGTTATTGCAGTTGCCATTGAGTTTGTAACGGTAACTGTTCCTGAAGTGCCGCCACCTGAAATACCTGTTCCCGCGGTTACGCCAGTAATATCTCCAGGATTAGCATCTGTCCAGGTATAGTCCAAATCAGCGCCTGAAGCTTTTGCAAGAATTTGACCAGTTGTTCCACCTTTGAGATCGACGAAAGAAGTGTCGATGGAATTGCCAAGGGTGCGCATTGCTCCTGCGCCATCTTTGACCAGATCTGTATCGTCAGGGGTTTCCCAGCCGAAGTTCGTTGTAGTTGCCATTAGTTCTCCTTAAGCCACAATTGTAGCATTTAGCCAGTCTAGGGTTGGGTTGATTGTGTTCCAGGTTTCTGCCGCGCCAACCGAGTTCCATCGGTAAGCTTGTAGGCTATAAGCCAACGGAGAAATAGTTAGTGTCAATTCAAGAGTGTTATATCCGGCCCTGAATGTCCATCCTTCAACGAATCCTTGAAATGACCCAAGATTAATGTTTGGTGGCAAATCAGAGATATTAACCGGCATTCCCATGAATACTGCAATAAGAGCATCACGATCAGAATCAGACAATTCTGGGCTAGCCAACTGATAACTGACAGAATCAAAAATTGCTTGAGGATAAGCTCTAAGTGCCAAATAGAATTCTGCCTGTGATTCCGCATCCGCTGCATTTTCCAAGGTTGTATCTATAACTTGAGCAAGTTCGCCATAACTGGCTATTGATGCGGCATTTGAATCAGTGTAGCTAGAATTCTGATTATGCTTGTATTTAATGGTTACCTTATTGCGAATATCGCCTGATCTTGTTACGGTTCTAAATCCAGCACCAAGAGCATCATTGGCAGATAAATCTACATAACCATTGGCAGTGAGATATTCTGATCTGTGAGTTGAATCAGCGTAACTAATATTTCCTTGAGGATCTTCATATAAATAACCAAGTCCAGAATTAGCAATTAATTGGGCAATTGAATAATAATCGGATGGACTGGAGAATCGCTGATCTAGGTCATAATGCTTTTAGGCAGCCTTGAAAGAGCGCCTAGTGCGGTAATCTCGATGCGCTGGTTGTAATCCACCGATCCAATTGAATTTATGCTTACCGCTAAATCTGTAATAGTGCCGCCAAATATAGGCACATAAGCATTAGTTGAATCTTTAACTTCGATAGTTACGCCATCATTGATTTCAAAAGTAATAGCAGTTTGGTCGAAATTGAGAATAGCAAGTTGGCAATATCCAGCGACTGGTTGCGAGTAAATGTCAGTGCGACCAGAAGTAATTGTTAAATTGGCAAGGGTAAGGTTTGTGTAAGTAACCCCATCAATAATAACTCGCCATACTGGATTCCATGCAGTCATTAAGCAAATGCCCCTGCACCTAGTGATCCACGAGCTTGTGAACGGTTTAGAATATCGACAATAGTCCGGGCAGTGCCTTCAGTATCAAGAGCGCCATTTACTGTGATGTTAATGGTGTTCCCGCTACCACCCATTTTGTTATTAGGAATAATAGTTCCGCTTGTTGCAGAAGTAAATAACTCTGGGCCACGCTCGCCAACAAGGTAAGTAGTTCCGGCAGACACTGGCCCGCCATTAGCACGACCACCACCAAATACTCCACCGATTTTTTGGCTTACTGGATTATTTTTTACAAAGTTTACGAAGGCTACTAAGCCGCTATATGCTTTATCAATAAGACTTACTAAGGTTGAGAAGAATCCAATAACCCCACTGATAGCAACTCCCAGAACCTTAAACGCTGCTCCTAGAACTTCTCCGATGAATGGTGCTAAGTAAGTTTTTCCAAATTCAAATATAGCCTTGGCAAATGCAAAGAACTTATTAAGTTCTGTTGAGTTGTTGCCTACTGCCTTGGACACGCTGGCAAACGCTTCTCTTATGCCTTCAACAACTGGAGTAAAGAATCCTGAAACGAATTCCCAAATTGCAGTTAGGATTGGCAAGACATTATCTTTTAAGTTGCCAGCAAACTCGGCAATAGTTGGAATAGCTTTATCTACGAAGAGCGACACCATTGGAGTAATGGCATCTAGAATAAATGCTCCTACTGTTTCCTTGCCTTCATCAAATGCAACTCTAAGTCTGCGCATCTTGCCATCGAAAGTATCAGCCTGGATAGAAGCCTGATCTTTGAAGGTTGAAGCTAATACCGCAGTAGCAGCATCGAAGTCCTTAGACTTAATAATGTTCTCATCGATGCTAACGCCCAGGCGCTTTAATGATCCGAAGTTTCCATCATGAGCCTTGGCGAGACTTTCTGAAACTTGGGTAAGTGATTTGCCCGTTGCTGCGGCTATGTCTAAGGCCAGGGTCTGTAACTTCTGGGCTTCTGCAACATCCTTAGTTGAACGAACCAAACGATCTAACGATGGTCGCAGTTCATCATCGGTAACGCCATTGGCTAGAGCAGTTTTGAGAATGTAATCCTCGGTTGCCGCAATAGTCTCATCTGTTGCTCCTGTAACGTTCCTTAGGGATGCGGCTAAGCGTAACTGTGCGGCTTCATCTTCTATGGCCGCTTTGACCCCATCTACGGCTAATTTGCCAGCATAGGCTACGGCAGCAGCGCCAGCGGCTAGGAATGCAGCGCCAGCAATTTTTCCAAATTTAGATAATTTATCGCCGAAGGTTTGAACCTCGGAAGTTCCTTTATTAAGGCTGGCACTAAGATCTTTGACTTCACCAAGTATCGCTAATTTAAGCGTTCTGGAATCGGATGCCATTATGCAAACTCCTTAATAATCTTTGAGAATGCTTCTTGCCATTCCCTAATAATGTAAGGCTGGGCAGCCTTGAGTGTTGGAAAAATAAAGTAACCTTTATTTCCACGCCCTAGCGTTGGAGTTCTATTTGGGAACTGTGGGAATCGATTAGATCCAAATTCCATTCCACCCCATAGGCTTCTGGTAGTTCCGCCACCCG